TGGCAAGTCCCAGACTTTCTACTGCTGGAATGACACTTCAGTATGCCGTTGAGACTTCTGCGGGTACTCGCCCCACTACCGGCTATACCAAAATCCCGGAAGTAAAATCTATGCCCAGTTTTAATCCTAGCCCCAATACCATTGACTCCACCACTCTGGAGGAGACCGAGTACATGACCTACGTCCAGGGCTTGAAGGACTTGGGCGGCGCTCTGGAGTATGGGGCAAACCTGACCGAAGACCTGATCGACGCTTGGGATACCCTCATGGGGGCTTATGATACAGCCGTTGAAGGAGATAAGCAGGTGTGGTTTGCCGTGGTTCATCCGCAGCTGGCAGATGCTACTTACTTTGTTGGAACTCCTGCTCCCCTTGGATTGAACGAGGCAAGCGTCGGCTCCATGCTGGAAACCACGCTTTATATCACGCCAAATAGTGCCCCTGTGATGGCGGCAAAACCCACCGAGGGACCCTGATTAACAATCTTGAGGAGGCATACAAATGAGCGAAAAGACCATTGATATTCAGGACATCGTAAAGCCTGCCCGCCTGACTGATGATAAGACCGGACAAGTCTATGTCCTGGATTTTTCTCGTGAGAGTATTGTGTTTGCTGAACGTAACAAGTTTAAGCTGGAGGATGCCATTGAGTATCCTGTTACTGGCATGAGGGACCTGTTCTACTATGCGTTTCGCAAGAACCACCGGAATATCTCTAGGGAAAAGACAGACAAGTTGATCGAAAAGTGGGGCGGCGGCATCCCGGAAGAACTGGTGAAGCGGCTCATTCAGCTTTATCAGCAAGCTCTTGCGTCCAACTCTATCGTTGTTGACGAGGACGCCGCAAAAAACTCCGGACTGACTCTGGAGCTGTAAAGGGTCCAGAGTCATTTGAAGAACTGTTCGTGCGTGACTGTTCGTATTATCTCTCTATCGGTATGACATGGGAGCAATACTGGAACGGAGACGTGTGGATGGTGAACATTTATAGGGAGGCTGATAGACGTCGTATGGAGCGAACAAATGCGGAGTCCCATTTGATGGGAATGTACATTTATGAGGCTTTGTGCGACGTCTCCCCCATTCTTCATGCTTTTGCCAAAAATGGTGCAAAACCGATAGAGTATCGAACGGAGCCATATCCTTTGTTTGGGAAAGATAAGCCCAAAGAGAAATCTGAACAGCAGGAAGAGCGGGACGCATTGTTTGCAAAGGCGTATATGAGCCAGATGGTAAGGGCCGGAAAGAGCTGGGGGAAGAAATAGCGTCCCCGTTGCACCTTGAAAACTTCATAGAGATAGCGGAAACCTCGATACGCCAAGAAATAAAACGGCCCTCCGCCTATTCCTAAGCGGAGGGCGATTATTAAATTTCAGAACTTAAAATCTGAGGTTGAGTAATCATCAAACATGATGTTCCCACTTGCATGTATATCTTCTACTACTTCTGGCAATTCATCAAATCTGACCTCAACAAGATTTTCTTGATTTGCTGATATTGAATGGCTTGTGATATGTCCACTATCAACCCCATTTACATGCAAGTCAAAAAATCCAATTGTTAGATTTTGGCCCGTTTTATTGACAACAGAAAAAACTATTGCAGATTTTGGAACATCCAGATTATCAGCGGCATACACCGTTTCATACTCCACTACACCATTATATACTATAGAAATTTTATTGTCACTATACAAAGTATCGCCAATATTTAAGTCTCTTCTCTGACTTAATTCTTCATCTAATTCCTTTTGAGCATCCTGTTTAGTGGAGTCTACATCTTCTTTTGTTATAACAACAAGTTCACTTTTGTCATTCATGGTATCACAAAAAGCTATATCATCTCCGCTTTTGTATTCCTGGATTTGAATAGAAGTTTGGAAATTTTTCTCATCTGATGGACAATTGAAGATAACTGTCCCAAGGCATTTATACACAGATTGATTATTCTCGCAAATAATTTCAATCAATCGATCTACATCAATTGCACATACACTCGGGTCGTCCTGTCTTGCGTTCTCTCCGACAAAAGATATTTCTAAGTTATAGTAGTTATCCGTTTCATTGATTGACTCAATA